AGATAAATTGAAATCAATAGGTGGATTAGACTCAATTGTTCCAAGTGAGGGAATAGTTTTCAAATATAACGGTAAAACATTTAAATTTACAGGAGCATTTGCTCCAATTAATCAAATAACAGGTTTAATGACATTTTAGGAGAAGTTATGAGCGAACATCAAAGACATATAAAGGCAAGAGAAGATATTTTAAAGGGTGGAACTCCCGAAAAACGAATTTTTGTCCATATGGAAGATTTAGAGGAAAAGAAGAAACGAGAGGAAGAAGTAAAGGCAGAAAGGGATAAACAAAGTGAAAGAATGGATGTGTTAAAGGAAGCAAAAACACCTTGGTTCTGTCCTGAGTGTAATAAAGTGATGAAAAGTCATTTAGATGATAAAATGTATAGATTACATGACCATTGTTTTGATTGTCAAGTAAAATTTGAGAATAACCTCCGGATTGAGGGTAAATATGAAGAATGGGAAGAAAAAAAGGTGTTAAATAACCAACTTTCTTATATTAAAGACCAAATTCAGAGTGTTGAAGATTGGAAAGACGAATCTGAGAATAGTCCAACGATTTTTAATCAAGTTGGAATTAAAGATGTTGAAATTGAACAAGAAAAGTGGAGTAGTAATAGAGAGGCCATTGATAAAATGTCAGAAGAGGCCCTTAAAGAGTTAAATAAGATAAAGGAAAATGTTAAAGAAAAACTTAATAGTTTAGCAATTTAATATTTATAAGTGTGTCAATGTACATCGGAGAAAAATATGATTAAATTAAGAGATATGATGAGTGAAGCTGATGAAGATAGCGTATCGGCCGCAGATGAAAAACAGGCTAAACGGCTTAAGAAGCCATTAACAAACGCCATTGCAGGAATTGGAAGGTCAATCGATAACATTAATAAAATGATGTCAGATTTTAATTCTCCTGGTTTGAAGCATGCATTTATAGATGCAATCAAAATTGGTGTAAAACATCAGGGTAAATTTGATGAACGAGCAGCTTACAAACGTTTTGAAGATTATTACAAAAGATAATGATTAAACTCAAAAAAATATTAGAAGAAAAAGTAGATATTGACGATATTTCTTGGAATCACCAAAAATTATTAAAAGTTGGTGGAGATTATATTCATAAGACTCGTGATGGACGACTTTGGTATGAACTTGATGATGATATTAAAAAGAGTAAGAATAGAACTTTAATAAAATACTTTAAGGAGTATGATAAAGCTCGTCTTAAACTTCAACATGCCGGTGCAATGTTGACAAGGGCATTTAATTTGGAAAAAAGATGATTAAATTAAAATCTTTATTATCAGAAGTGATAATTACTACTCGTGAATTTGATAGTGTAGTTAGTCAAGCTAAAAAAGAAACTGGTCAAAATCATAAAATACCTTCCAAGACAAAACAAATGTGTAAAGAAGTTGGTAAGTATAAAATTAATGTATATGATTATAAGGGTAATAAAAGTAAAAAGAGAGATGTTAATGGTTTGATGTATCAGTATTACGCTTACGTTCAAGGCTGGGGACATGGTAAATTCAAAGGGCCAGCAGATTGGTTTTTGAAAGGTCCTAAATTTGATAAGATACTTGGATGGATGTATGAAAATGGATATAATAGGTATTTTGATTATGGTTACTTAAAAGACCATGTATCTTCTGATTTACAGACGGCACAAATTGTAAGTGATATAAGAAAAGGTGATGAAGTAGAACCAGCTTATTATTTAGCAAAATCTTATTATAATGCTTTTGGTTCTAATAGAAGTAATAATGTTTTTGATCAGGTAGTAAATAAAGTAGACGCTTGGTTGAAAGATAATAAAATAGAGACTCGATAATGAGAGATTATTTAAAAGAATTTAGTGGTGATGTCATTGGTGACTTTTTAGTTGAAAATGATATTAGTGAGATTTTAAAAGAAGGAACTTCTGGTAAGAATTCACCTACTGATGATGGCCCACCTACATTTTATAAATCTTTGACTCAATATAAAGAAGAAACTGAAGATTGGGTAGAACAATTACAAAATGAATTAGGATGGAAAGTAGTTAGTTATATATTAAGTGATGGGGCAATGGATCCAGAAGAAGATTATACGATGTCTTACAGGGCTATAAATCCAATATCACATGGTAAAGTAAAACCATATAAAGAAACATTACGAAATGTAATGGATAATTTAGGTTGGAGAGTAATTAAATGGTTAGGAGTTGATAAAGATCAACAAATAGCAGGACCTCCTGTATCGTCTGGTATTGATGCTGCAGGTCGCATGGAAGATAATATTGCAAATACTACAAAGCAAGCTAAGATAAGTTCAAAATTTACTGGTGGAAGACCAAGATTACATGCTCCATTAGAAGAGAAATATAGTCCACTTTCAAAAGATTGGTGGAATGATGAACTTAGAGAATTAATTACAGAGGGTGGAGCATACGGACATATGGCACATCCTTTTGATGATAAAGATTTGACATTTAAAGATTTGAAAAATATCATAGAAAGAGGTTTAGGTGGCCAGTTAAATCGTGAAGATAATGTAACAGAAAAACTTGACGGACAGAACCTTATGATAAGTTGGAAGGCATAATGAATATACTTGAACAAAAAATGTGGAATTTAATTAATGAGGCGTCCCCAACAGGTACGGATACAGGTTTAGGTATAATTACGGGTGATGCATGGCCAGATGGACTTTATACCAAGCGAGGTGAAAGACGATATATAGGACCTGCTAGTTTAACTCGTGGAATGCAACAAGTTGATTTTCCAGCATCTGATAATATTTATGGTGGACCAGACAGTTTGAATAATGAAAGACGGGCAAAAAGAGATGCAGGAAAATTATATAAATATTTAAGTGATCCAGATGGTAATTCTGAAATTAAAGCAAATGAGTTACGAGATGATACACCACCATTATCACCAAAACAGAGAATATATGGGATACACGGATTTCACAGAAAACAAGAATATACTATTCCACCAGAATCAGCAAATTTTCATTCTACATCGGAAACTTTAATTAAACCAACCACACCGCCCGAAGGAACAGTAAGTGGTGGAGTTCCAGCAACTCCTGAACCTGGTTCTATGGAAATGGGAAGTGCAAGTGGATATAGACAGGCACAAAAAGGTGGAGAATCCATTTTTGCAGGAAATAAAAAATTATGGGGAAAATGGGAAGATCATAGAATTGGAAAAAAAGTATCTGGTAGAGAATGGAAAGGTGGAAAGTTGGTTGATTTATTACCAAAAGGAGTTAAATAATGGCTATTACAATAGATGTTAAAAAAGGTGATACTATTCTTGTAGGAAAATTTAAAAACAAGAAAATGGTAATAAAAGATATAGGTGTAGATAAACATGGGATGCCGACTATAAATGGAAGAAAAGCTACTACATTTAGAATACATAAAACAGTAAATATTTTTGATAAGGGTTTTGATGAAAAAATTGATAGAGATGCTGCTGGATATGGAAAGTATGACGAACTTGATGATAGTGATTTTAACGAACCTTCTAAAACTAAAAAATTAGAAAGTAAGTCTACTTATAAAAAAATAATGGAGATGTAAATATGGATTGGTTAAAGAAACTCATAGCGAGCATTTTAGGACTTTTTGGTTTAAGTACACTTTTAAGTGCTAGAAAGTCACAAGAAGTAAAGGAATTAGAAGGTGTTATAAAAGAACACAAAAAGAAAGAAAAAGAAGTAGCAAAAGAAGTAAAAAAATTACAAGTACATAAAAATAAAAATAAAAAAGAAATAACAAATGCAAAAAGAAAACTTACTCGTACTCAAAACGAAATTAAAAAAATGGAAACAGCCTACGAAAATGATGATGTATCAGATGCAGCAGATTTTTTGAGGAAGTTTTCCAAGAGTAAATAATTATATATATATGTATATAAGGAGAAAATAAAATGGCTGACGCAGGATCATTATTTAGGGCGACCCCAACTGATAGACGAGCAGGTGACTATAATGCAGTAACCGAGGTGGCGTCAAGTACTACAGTAGCCTTTACTGGTTCAAATGCAGGTGCAGGATTTATTGTTGAAGATGCAACAAATGTAGTAATACATTGTGCAGGTGGTGGAACTTTAGATACTGACCAAGTTACCACTAAAACACTTTATCCGGTTGGAGTAAAGAAAGTAGCAATTGGTGCAACAGGTGTAGTTCACGTATTACATAGATAAGGAGTGAGTATGAAATATCTATGGATATTATTACTATCTATTCCCTTATTTGGGCAGACAACTTATACTGAAGCAGAAGCTTTGGAAATGATTAAACAACGTGATGTCGAATGGAAAGGTAAGTTGTCAAAGTTAGAATCAATTGACAGTGCAAAAACAGTTCAGATTAGTCAATATGAAGATTTGGTCAAAGAGTTAGAAGACCAAGCTAAAGATGATTCTTTATTGGTAGTAGCAAAGGATAAACAAATAGAGTCTTTGAAAGAACAAAATGAGGCTAATGAAAAATTATCAAAATTATCAAAACCAAGTTGGTATGAAAACAAGTGGCTGTATTTTGGATATGGAGTAGCTGCAGTAACTATTCCAACTTATTTTGGTATTAAAATAGTGGACATAGCAAATTAATGAGTAATATGAAAGAAGTCATTAAAAAGGAATATTTAAAATGTGCACAGGATCCCGTGTACTTCTTAAAAAAGTATGCTGTTATTCAACATCCAATACAAGGTAAAATTCCATTTTCTTTATATGAATTTCAAGAAAAAAGTTTAGTAGATTTTAACGAACACAATTATAATGTTATTTTAAAGGCTC